TAGGTCATAGTGACTAATCTCAGAGATGGGTAGGGGCGTACCGTCTGCCCTCTCTGTCGGAGAGTTCCAGGTGAGCTGATATTGGTAGGCTTGTACTGAGAATGGGAATAGCAGCAACAACCAGATAAATTTCATCACGCAATGGTGAACATTCCAGAAGCGTTCCAAGTGACAGTCAAAGCACCTGCCGACATGTCTACAGGACCATCAAGATCTACAAAAAACAACGCATCCTTTCCTGCATCCGTGAAATTGTAGACAATCGCCCAATAAGCATCTACATCATTGCTTCCATCCTGCGCCCATGTTGGGTTGGTAGCCGAGTCAAACGTCATCGTACCACCCGCTTCAGAGACCAGAACCGATAAAGCACCCAAATTAGTGCCATTAGTCACATATGTCCCTGCCGCACCAACTTGGGTGTAATCCCCAATCACCGGTGTACCATCAGCAGCCGCCGGGGTCGTCGTGTCATCACAAATAGCACAGTAGAAATCATCTGTACTGGCCCAATCGCCGTCAATCATATAAGCCTTGGCTTCGTCAAATACTACTAAATCACCTGCTGCCATCTCTCAATCCTCTAGTTACTGCCTCGGTTATCTCGCCATTCTCGCGGCGAATGTCAATTACTGTATCTTGCTCCTACTTTAGCCAACCATTGCACCTGTTATTTCGTCATTCTCTCTAACGATGTCTATCTTCTTAGACTCATTAGCACTTTCTACCGTGGCCCCGGTTATCTCTCCGTCCTTACGAAGTATCTTGATAACTTTCGGCCCTTCGTCCTTCTGTTTCTCTATCTCACCCTTGATATTAGAACTGGTCTTATCAAGTAAAGACTGAACATCACTCTTGTGCTTTGTAACGACAGACTTCAGGGCGTTCTGGGCGTTGGACTGGTCTACCTCATGCTGGGCATTAGCCAGACCTTCCTTGTACTTCAACTCGAGGGCTGCAAGCTTCTTATCAAAGCCCAGCTGCATCTTCTCGGCCTTCAAACGATTGCCTTCCTGCATGAACTGGTCGTCAGCCTGCTTCTTCTGCTGTTCAAACTGTTTCTCAGCATTTTGCTTCTCTTGGGCAAACTTCTTCTGGGCCTGCTGAAACTCTTTGACCTGTTTCTCTTGCTCTGGATTCTGCTGGGGTTTGGGTTCCTGCATCTGGTTGAGTTCGTCTTCAACCTCTCTGCCAAACCTGTATCTTTTCACAATAGCCAGCATCATCGATTTGGCAGCGTTGAAGGGCATGACACCCTCTTGAATCATTGGACCTATACCGTTCATGAACTGGGCCATGGCATTCATGAAATCACCTACCAAGGCCTTGTCTTCAGTCGCCTCCACGTCAAGAGTGGAATTGGTCTCGATATCTATTCTATAACTGCGAGAATAGTTATCCTTTAAAACCTTGAGAACATCACCCCAGTTAGGCATCTGCATGATCTGCATGGCCTGCTGGATAGAGGGGTCTTGAGGGTTCATCTGATTGACACGGGCTATCTCTACAATCTTCTGTGCCTGTTCTTTCTGTTCAGTTGTAGAGTAAGGGAGTCCGGTCATCTTTACCCAGGACTTCTCAGAGAACTTATTGACTGCTACATCTAATATGAGTCTCATCGTGTCCAAGGCGTAACGCTGGACTTCCTTCTGAAGTCTCTTGAGTCTCATGGTCCCCCAGGACTCTTTAATCTTCTGGGCGCCTAAAGTCTCAGAAGCCTTGGACTGACCTCTTACGATATCTGAAATACCAGTGACTTCGTAAATAACCTGCTTGCAAGACTCTCGGGCTTGCATGAGCTGTTGGGCTACTGCTACCAGTTCGGCAAAAGGTAAGAACCAGATGTTTTGGTCCAATCCACCCTCGGCCAGCATGGACGCTTTATCAGTCGGGATTAAGACGTTATCATCTTCTTTAAGGATCTGTTCTATCTCTTCACCCAACGCCCCGGAGTAACAGCCTCGAACCTTGATAGCCTCGATCACCCTGTTCAACCTACCCTGGATACGGTTTAACTCCTTGGCTTGGTTCTCATATAACTTGTAGAGGGCAGTAGGCAGTAAATCGTTGGACTTCTCGACAAACTGGATGGGTTTGGGACAGTTGAAAAACCCAGTAAGCCCAAGAGGGTCATCTTCTATAGAGAGAAACCCATCCTGATATTGAGTTGATAGGTACTTTATCTTACGGTCTGACTTGTCCCATATCTGGTAGACCTGAGCAGTCTTCCGATAACCCTTATTCTCGTTCTCTTCAGAAAACTCGTCCTCATCCTTCTCTTCACCTTCGGTGAATTTGAGTTCACTGGCCTTCTTCCCGAATAACCGAGTAGCCTCTTCCTTATCCAAATATTCTTCATAAGCAATCCATGGCATCTTGGACCACTTATCCGCATACCCGAAAAATACCCTGTCCCACTTCTTCGTATCACAACAAGCCGTTTCCCAGTCGTCATCCGAGTCGTATTTAACACTCGTCACACCCCTTCCTGGTAAGAGTCCATCAAGAGTAGCTGAAGTCATAGACGAATCGTACTTGTCATATTCGTCAATATCAGTGTCTATCAGGTACTCTAACATCCTCTGGGCAGCCTCTGAGACCGCTTTACCCATTGGGTCTTTGTCCTTGTACCTTCTCTGGACCAGGGGGCGTGGGACTTCAGAAAAGAGGGCTGGGAGGAGGGTTTCAGTGTTACTGTACAAAATGTTGAAGGGAGTGCGCTTCTCAGCAGAATAAATATCAACTATCTCCCTGCCGTCCTTCCTGAAATCCTTCTCACGCTTCCTTGCATCGTCGATTTCATCCAACCACTCGCTAATTGTCATAATTCAGCTCTTTCATTTCGTTTTCTCTGGAAATGGTGTTTTCTCAAGGCACCAAAGTTAACTTGAGTAACATTCCCTTCGTGGAATTTCTGACTCTGACTCAGTTCAGGGACTTGAGCCTTGGATTGCCTCCAAGTCAGAGAGAGATATCTAAAAGCGTCTGCTGCATGTGAATGCTGGTCATGAACAGGGGTTGTTGAGAAGGTCTTTTTTACTTCATCGTACTTTCTACAGTAACTCTTCAAATGTTCGACAGCTTCTGTACATTTGAGGTCGAAATACGTCTTGGGGAAGGTCGCATTTGCTGCCTGAATGCCGTCTTCAATCGATAGATTTGGAACGATGGCAAAATTGCCAACATCCTCATCTAACAGCTGCTGTAAAATTGACTTTCCACCCATTCCCAGCCGTTTTGGTCTGGCATCATGAGGTAACCAGTGAAGGCCGTACTCATACTTCTTATCTCTCAACATCTGAGCGTAATGGGGGATTTCCTTGAAGTTATTGGCGTAATAGTCAATAACTCTCACTTCATTTGAGATGACCTGGTAGAAAAAGACCGCGGTATCATCATCTCTACCTAAGTCCCAGGCAGTATGGACCGGGAAGTCCGTGTCATATAGAACTTCCCGAACTCCATCTCTCTGAGTAAGCTTTGTAAGGGCTTCACCCCATATAGCACCCGGCAACGCTGCTTCGAAACTGACGTAATACTCTTGTAACCACAAAGCCTTACCATATGAATCACCATGCTCACTTTGCAATTCACGTAACTCGTTGAGTAATTGGTCTTGTGTGAAGATATTCGTCGAATCGACCGTTAATCTCTCTGAAAACCAGTCATTATGGTCTTCAGCCAGTCTTATAAGCTTCTCAAAGTGGTTCTTACCTCGCGGAGTGGAGTTAAATATCGCCCAACCACCGTTTTCCAACATGATAGGCCTTAAAAAACCCCAGGAAGAGGGGTTTGATAGGGCGTATTCTGAGAAAGTAAGTCCTATAGGTGGAGAACCTACCAGGGCGTCGTACTTGTCACTTCCCATTAATTGCCAGGTAGACCCGTTCTTAAACTTGATAAACATCTCGTTATCAAGGGTTTTCTCTCTTATCTCAAGAGGGAAGGCTTCGTCTAACCTCTTTATACCTGTAGCAGGATTGATAGCATTCCATATCGCTTTACGACACTGCTCATATTGAGGAAGCATGTACCAGTAATTACCAACCCTCTCAAACGCCGCACAAGCATTATGATGGAGCATGACATCATCCTTACCACTTCGACGATGCCAGCAGACAGCTGCCCTTTTCCCCCCTTGCGCTAAATAATTCCATAATGGCACCTGATAATGACGTGGATGCCAATTATTCGGCAATGAAATCTTCATTGCGGTCTGTGACGCCTAACGTCACTAGGAAGGGAGATTTTCAATCAGGCATTATCCTGGAATACATCAGGGTCCAATGGGCCATTCCTGACAGCTACAGCACCCAAACCTGCAAGGATCTCAGCAGCTTGTGTTGCAGCATTATTAGCTTCTGTGGTCTGTACCCAACAAGCTTTCCCCGATGAAATACCATACTGGGGGCTGTCAGTAGAGAGATTGTTCCACGTGGTCCTTACTGTACAGTACCAGGCATCATAACCAGTTTCCTGAGTGTTCGTCTTCTGTAAAATATCGACAACTCGATCAGTCGTCAACGTGTCTACAGCAGCCTGTAAATCAACAGTGTCTAATGTCGCCATTACTGATACCTCCATAAAACAACCATAGTACCCGCAGACGAACCATCATCTATAAAGATACCATCATCCATCTTGATACTGTGTAAGTCATAATACGTCCCCGCCGCAAAACCGTTTGGCAGAGTGATAACTACAGTACCAGCATCCGTTGCACCATCCTCTACATTAGTGGCACCAGTAAAGGTGGCATTGCAGAAAATACCAACCAATAAGGCAGGACTGGCAGTGACTAACTTGTCACCATCACCATGCGCCCATACAAAATAATTGCTGCCAATCTCTTTGGATGTTACTAAATTCTGAACTGTTCCTGATACCGGTGAAACCATTATTTCTTCCTCTTTAGAAGGGCATCCTTCACACCCTCTTTACACATCTTGCGTGCCTTCTCTTGACTCATTCCAAGCCTCTTCGCCAATTTCTTGTCACTGGCAGCCTTGCAAAATAATCTATGTTGTTTAGGGGTCCAGGGCATCTTCACTCCCCCTAAAAACATCCCTCCCACCTAACAACAACTCTTTCAACAACTTTCCATGATCGGCCCTTAAAACAGCTTCCTCTAACTCCGTGGGGTATCTCAACATCCCAACCTTGAAAGCTTTACGGAAGTCCTCACTGCCCATCTCCAGAATCTCATTACACTGATA